ATGTGCAAATAGAGTTGGCAAATCTGTCTGCAGAAGACGCCAAGGCACTGTTGTCTTTTGTGAATCAACTCACTGTGTCGGCTTCCAAGGCCAAACGCAAAGTAAAATCAAAACCCGTGACCAAGGCAAAACCAACCCCAGATGTCACAACGCCTGCATTCACCGGACGTAGTCCGGCAGCAGCCACTGTGCATGAAAGTTTGACCTGGAGCAAAAATTTTGACCCAGGTCGCCATTTGATGTCACAAATCACCAGACCTTAAGAACTCAGGCCTTAGGACCGAGTGGGCGGCTTCTGCCCGGATCAATGGACTCGCTACCCATTGATCCAAAATGAGCCAAAACATTTGACACTCAGCTAGACTGCTTGTATACTGTGACTTTAGGAGATATCTATGTCTAGCAAATCATTCACTGGCGATCAAAAAATCAAGCTCACACAAATTATCAATGAAGGCATGGCTGTGATGCACGAAATTGATACCTTGCAGGGCGGACTCACGGACACCATCAAGGCTGTGGCCGAAGAACTGGAAGTCAAACCTGCTATTCTCAAGAAAGCCATCAAGTTGGCACACAAAGCCGAGTTTGGCAAAGAAAAACAGGATCATGAAACCCTTGAAACTATTTTAGAAACTGTTGGTAAAACTCTATAAGTATTTTTGAGTCGCTCACATTACGAGCATGTAGCAAGGCTATTCCAGCCACAAACGGAGAACAATGAGTTACATCGACGCACTATTTGATCGTGAACACGATCGCATTCATGTGGTAGAACGCCGTGATGGTGTGAGACGATACCAAGAGTATCCAGCCAATTACATTTTCTACTACGATGACCCCCGAGGCAAGTTTCGTTCAATCTACGACACACCAGTGAGTAGATTCAGCACACGCAACAACAAAGAGTTTCGCAAAGAAGTACGCATTCAAAGTGGCAAACAGCTCTACGAAAGCGATATCAATCCTATCTTTAGATGCCTTGAAGAAAATTACAAAGGTCAAGATGCGCCTGGCCTGCAAACGGCATTTTTTGACATTGAAGTTGCATTTGATCAAGAACGTGGATTCTCTCCAGTAGAAGATCCATTTAATTCAATCACGGCCATATCAGTTTACTTAGACTGGCTGGATCAATTGGTCACACTGGCTATACCGCCCAGGCACATGAGCATGGCCACTGCGCAAGAAATTGCAGCAGAATTTGAAAACACCATTGTGTTTGACAACGAAGCAGACATGCTGAAAACATTCTTGGATCTAATCGAAGATGCAGATGTGCTCACAGGTTGGAACTCCGAAGGCTATGACATTCCTTACACTGTGAATCGTTGTACTCGTGTGCTCAGCAAAGACGACACCAGAAAATTCTGTCTCTGGGGTCAACTGCCCAAACAGCGTATGTTTGAACGCTATGGTGCCGAATCACAGACCTATGACTTGGTGGGTCGTGTGCACATGGATTACATGCAATTGTATCGCAAATACACTTACGAAGAACGTCACTCATACAGCCTGGATGCTATCTTGGAATACGAAGGCTTGGAAGGCAAGACCAAGTACGAAGGCACACTGGATCAACTGTACAACAACGATTTCAAAAAGTTCTTGCAGTACAATCGCCAAGACGTCAATGGCATTGCGCAGATGGACAAGAAGCTGAGATTTCTTGATCTGGCCAACGAACTGGCTCATGCCAACACTGTGTTGTTACAAACTACCATGGGTGCTGTGGCTGTGACCGAACAGGCCATCATCAATGAAGCACACGAGCGTGGCATGGTGGTGCCCAATCGCAAGCAGCGACTCACTGACGATGACACACAGGCTGCTGGTGCCTATGTGGCTGTGCCTAAAAAAGGTCTGCATCCTTGGATTGGATCCGTGGACATCAACTCACTGTATCCCTCGGCTATTCGTTCTCTAAACATGGGTCCTGAAACCATTGTGGCACAGCTGAGACCTATCATGACTGATCGACTGATCAAAGACCGTATGGCCAAAGGTGATTCGTTTGCTGCTGCCTGGGAAGGATTGTTTGGCACCCTGGAATACACTGCTGTGATGGAACAGCAACGTGGTACCGAAATCACCATTGACTGGGAATCAGGCGAAGAGTCTGTGCATTCAGCTGCTGAAGTATGGCAGCTGATTTTTGACTCACACAATCCTTGGATTCTCACTGCCAATGGCACTGTTTTGACCTACGAGAAAAAAGGAATTATTCCTGGCTTGTTGGAGCGTTGGTATTCAGAACGCAAAGAACTACAAGCCCGAAAGAAAGAAGCCCGAGATGCCAAAGAAATTGCTTTCTGGGACAAACGCCAGTTGGTTAAGAAGATTAACCTCAACAGCCTCTATGGTGCTATTCTTAATCCTGGTTGCCGTTTTTTCGACAAGCGTATTGGTCAAAGCACTACTCTAACAGGTCGGGCCATTGCACGCCACATGGATGCTCACATCAATGAGTGTATAACTGGTGAATACGATCACACCGGGCAAAGCATCATCTACGGCGACACTGATTCATGCTACTTCTCTGCGTGGCCTGTGTTGGCCAAGGAAATCACAGAAGGTCGCATGACCTGGTCAAAAGAAACTTGTATTCAGTTATACGACTCCATTGCTGATCAAGTCAATGACAGCTTTCCCAGCTTCATGGAACAGGCATTTCACTGCCCCCGAGACATGGGTTCTTTAATCAAAGCTGGTCGAGAACTGGTGGCAGATCGCGGACTGTTTATCACCAAAAAACGCTATGCTGTGAACATCATTGATCTCGAAGGCAAGCGTCTGGATGTGGAAGGCAAACCAGGCAAGACCAAGGCCATGGGTCTGGATCTCAAACGGTCAGACACACCCAAGATTATTCAAGAGTTCTTGTTAGAAATTCTAAATAAAGTGCTGGCCGGTGTGGAGCAAGATGTGATTGTGGAACGCATTAGAGAATTCAAGTATGAGTTTGCCAACAGACCCGGCTGGGAAAAAGGATCTCCCAAGCGTGTTAACAACTTGACCAAGTATGCAGCCGAAGAAGCCAGACTGGGCCGAGCCAACATGCCCGGGCATGTACGAGCTGCACTGAACTGGAACAACCTACGTAGAATGAATTCAGACAACTATTCAATGCAAATTGTAGATGGCATGAAGACCATTGTGTGCAAACTCAAACCCAATGCCTTGGGCTGGACTTCTATTGGTTATCCCACTGACGAATTACGATTGCCACAATGGTTTTGTGAGTTGCCGTTCGATGACTCTGAAATGGAGGCCACCGTGGTGGATCAAAAAATTGATAACTTGTTGGGTGTACTGGACTGGGATTTAGCTGCGGCCACCAACACAGAAAATACTTTTACATCTCTTTTTAGCTTCGAATGAAACTCAGCGAACTGGTCAACTATCTCAACCACATTGATGAATTTGATCTTGACCAAATTCATCAGGAAGCTCGCGGTCGATTTGATGCTGTGATCCATAAAATTGTAAACCACCAGGTGCAATTTGCCAAGCACACACAACGAATTCAAAACAATGGACGAGAAATAAGTCTGGCATTTGAAAATTTCAATCAAACCATAGCAGCCATTCGCACCCATGTGGTAGATGCTATTGCAGCTCAACAGCCTGACTACCTACGTGAAAGTCTGCGCCTATGGCAGCATGAAATGATTTTTGATAGCAACGAATATATTTTGCAACGAAAATTATACTGTGATCCAGACAGCCAGGCGTTGCTCAGTGGCCGAATACTGAGTTACAATGACTGGCGCCTGCCTGGTTTGATTTTCAGACCAGCCTTGGAAAAGCATGTAGAACAACTGGTTCCTCTTGATCCTCTTTACATGGTAGACAACAATCATGATTTGTTGAAACCGGCACATCAGGCTTTTTCTGCTGAATATCAACGCAGATTAAGATTGTACACCATACAAGAAACATTGGGACAACCTTTCTTGACTGCTTTGCCAGACTCACAGTTTGGATTTTGTTTTGCCTACAACTATTTCAACTACAAACCACTGGAAGTAATTTGTCAGTATCTTGATGAACTTTGGAAAAAAATGCGTCCTGGTGGCACTGTATTTTTTACCTTTAACGATTGCGACCGTGCGCATGGCGTGGCCTTGGCCGAAAGCAGTTTCATGTGCTACACGCCAGGGTCAATGATTCAAGAACATGCTGAATCACTGGGATTCGAACTCACACACCGGCACATAGGTTTGGGCAACATTGCTTGGTTGGAGTTTCAGAAGCCTGGGCAAATTCAAACAATGCGTGGTGGACAAACATTGGCCAAAGTTGTTGCAAATGTGCAATGACTTTGTTATACTTAAAAATTAGGAGCATATACTATGAGAGACTATTTGTTAGACTTGGTAGAACACACACACGATCTTGGTTGCATTGACCTGATCAAAATCATCGGCACTGACCGATCCACACAAATTGTGGGCTTGGCCGAAGACATGAGTGTGGTTGTAGAAGGAGAATTTAAAAATCCACATGCAGATTTTATTGGCACATTTGGCATGCCAAATCTCAACAAATTGAAAATTTTGTTGAATTTGCCAGAATATCGCGAAGGTGCCAAACTTGGGCTGAGTCGGCGCAGCGGAGGAGAACCTGACGGCATCAATTTTGAAAATGCAGTGGGCGACTTCAAAAACAACTATCGTTTTATGGCAGAGGCCATTGTAAGCGAAAAGCTCAAAACACCCAAGTTCAAAGGTGTAAACTGGCATATTGAATTTGAACCATCAGTGGCTGCAATTCAACGATTGCGTATGCAGGCTCAGGCCAATGCCGAAGAACCGCACTTTCAGGCTCGCACTGAAAATGGCGATCTGAAATTTTTCTTTGGCGATCACTCCACTCACGCTGGTAACTTTGTGTTTCATCCCGGAGTCTCAGGCCAACTCAAACGTGCATGGTCTTGGCCAGTGCAACAGGTCATGAGCATCTTGGCACTCACCGGAGACAAAACCATTCGTATTTCAGACGACGGCGCTGCCAAAATCACTGTGGATTCAGGCTTGGCTGTGTACAACTATATCCTGCCGGCGCAAAGCAAATAATGTCTGAGTCTGCTC